CTTTGATTTTTCAGAAGATGTTAATGCCATGATTGGTGATGAAGATCTTTCTGAAGAATTTAAAGAAAGAGCTGCTTTTATTTTTGAAACTGCAGTAAAAACTAAGATTGCTGAAATCAAGGAATCCCTTGAAACTAAGTTCAATAAAGCACTTGTTGAAGAAGTTGCAGCAATCAAAGAAGAATTAACCGAAAGAGTTGATTCTTATTTGGAATATGTTTCTGAAGAGTGGATTGATGAAAACGCTCTTCAGATTGAGAATGGTCTGAAGGGTGAACTTTCAGAATCATTCATGACAGGTCTGAAAGGACTTTTTGAAGAACATTATGTAGAAATCCCTGAAGATAGATATGATGTATTAGAAAATATGGTTATGAGATTAGATGAGATGGAAGAAAAACTCAACGAACAAATCGAAAGAAATGTTCAATTAAATAAGAGACTCAGCGAAGCTGTAAGTGATACCATTTTTAATGATGTTGCTGAAGGGTTAGCTTTAACTCAGAAGGAAAAGCTTGCAGGTCTTGCTGAAAGTGTTGAGTTTGAAAGTGAAGAAGAATATCGTGAGAAACTGGAAGCTCTGAAGGAGTCATACTTCACAAGAGCAACAGGTTCTTCAAGAGATGAGATGTTGACTGAAGAGGTAGTTGAGGATTTTGGTCCTCAGATGAATGCTTACCTCAGAGCAATTTCCAAATTCTCTAAGTGAAATAACACTTAATTATAAATAATTTCAGTTAAAACAACACTTTAACAAGACAAACAAGGAGAAAAAGCAAATGTTCCTTTCAGAACAATTGCAGAAAAAGTGGGAACCCCTTTTAGAGGCTAATGGTCTCGATGCGATCCAAGATCCATATAGAAAGGCTGTAACTGCTGTTCTGCTCGAAAACCAAGAGAGATTCTTAAAAGAAGAGAGAGGATTCCTCTCAGAAACTCCAGCAGGAATGTATGCCAGCCAAGCTGGTGCTGGTGGTGCTGCTGGTTTTAGCCATGGTGCTACTGCAGCTGGTCCTGTAGCAGGTTTTGATCCTGTTCTGATCTCACTGATCAGACGTTCAATGCCTAATCTGGTTGCATATGATCTGGCTGGTGTTCAGCCAATGTCTGGTCCTACTGGACTGATCTTTGCAATGAGAAGCAGATATGTAGATCAAGCAGGTAATGAAACCTTCTTTGATGAAGTTGATACTGCATACTCTGGACAAGATTCAGGTTATAATACTACAACTGGCGATTATACTGGTGGTTCAGATGATGGTGCATCTGTAGGTTTTGGTACTACTGGTTTCCAAGGCAGTGGTGCTACTGCTGCTCAGAAGACTGCTTATGGATTCAACCCTGCTGACCTGAATGCTTCAGGTGCTGCTGGTACTGAGTACAGAGTTGGACAGGGTATGTCCACCTATGATGCTGAGAATCTGGGTGCAGGATCTGGTGATCAATTCAACCAGATGGCATTCAGCATTGAGAAGCTTTCAGTAACTGCAAAGTCAAGAGCACTCAAAGCTGAGTACACTCTGGAACTGGCACAGGACCTCAAGGCTATTCATGGTCTTGATGCTGAAGCAGAACTGGCAAACATCCTTGCTTCAGAAATCCTTGCTGAAATCAACAGAGAAGTCATCAGAACTATCTACAAGATTGCTGAGCCTGGTGCTCAAGCCAATGTTGCTAATGCTGGTTTCTTTGACCTGGATGTAGACTCCAATGGTAGATGGTCTGTTGAGAAGTTCAAAGGACTTCTGTTCCAGATTGAAAGAGATGCTAATGCTATTGCATACAGAACTCGTAGAGGGAAGGGCAACACCATCCTCTGCTCATCTGATGTTGCATCAGCACTGACCATGGCTGGTCTGCTTGACTACACCCCTGCACTGAATGCAAACCTGAATGTTGATGATACTGGCAATACTTTTGCTGGTGTCCTCAATGGTAAGTTCAAAGTTTACATTGACCCATATTCTGCAAACCTTGCTGCTAACCAATACTATGTTGTTGGTTACAAGGGAACCAATCCTTATGATGCTGGTCTGTTCTACTGCCCATATGTACCTCTCCAGATGGTACGTGCTGTTGGTCAGGACACCTTCCAGCCCAAGATTGGCTTCAAGACCAGATATGGTATGGTTGCCAACCCATTTGCAAATGGAACTTCCCAAGATCTGGGTGCCATCAAGGCAAATGCAAACAGATACTACAGAAGAGTTGCTATCAAGAACCTCATGTAAGTTCTGTTCCATATCTTCCTGGGACCCCAAAAGGGTCCCTTTTTTATTAGAATAAATAGTTCAAAAAATGTCTCAG